GCTTTTTCTTGCTCTGCTGTAATCCTATCTTCTTTTTTTGCTTTATTTCTTAATAAATTAACTCGACTATAGAACTCCAAAGTACCAGCTAGTAAACCCTCGTCTTTATTCAGGACAGAACTCATTGCATTTTGAGCAGCTTTTAGCTCTGATTGATATTTGCTTTCTGTTGAATCTTTAGGAGCTTTTGATTTTTTCTCGTTATAAACCAAAGTAGATACTTGAGTAATCCTTTCAATCTCCTGTGCATCAAGAGCTTTACCTCTTAAAATGACTTCATCTTTAATAGATTTATTAATGAACTCCTGAAGGGTTAACTTACCCCTCATTGCATCATCTTCTTGCTTGCGTAGTTTATCAGCTAGGGTATTTTTCAAACCTTGGATTCTAGCATTCTCAGATTGGGATGCTAACTCATCGGACTTAATTCTATTTACTTTCTTCAGTAAAGATAATTGTTCATTTAGTGCAGAAAGTTCGGACTCGTATTGAGAGGAAAATAACTTACCACCTGATGAGTTCATTTTCTCTTTTATAGAAGCTATCTTATCCTCAAGTACTTTAGTAGCGGAATCAGCATACATACCTTCTCTAAATGTATTCATCATTGATGACCAAAGACCTGATATTGTTTTGATTACAACACCTAAAGCACTTAACTCACTTTTCATTGTAGCAGCTTGTGTCTTAATAACTTCATTACCAGTTTTCATAGCTAGTGCAATAGCATCAGCCATATTACCTGTAGCTGCTAGTTTATTAACTTCTGCTAGTATCTGCGGAGCTACTAAGCCACTTGTTCTGGCTAGTTCAATCAGAGCCTCTACTGGTTTCTCACGTAGCTTAGAGAACATCTTTACTGTCTCATCAATAGCAGGTCCACCAGCTTTCTCTAGGGCAACAGCACTAGAAGTAATTAGCTTAAAATCAGCTTGAACTAAGTTACCTGTACCAATCATCGCACTAAGTACTTCCATACCTTTGTATGTACTAACACCTAATTCATTCATTGATTTAGCCAAAGCAATAGCTGAATCCTTCGTAAGACCCATTGCAGCACCATTTAGGATAGTCTGCTTGGACATTTCTTGCTCTTGTTGGTACACCTGATAGAATGCAGTACCAGCCATAGCTAAAGCACTTACAACAGCTATAATAGGTATAGCAGATAATCTTAGTAGGGATTTACCAAAATCCAATGAAGCATGTGATGCCGCATTAAACAGAGCAGGTAATCCAACTAATCCGTTATCTTTACCGACCATTAAAGCTATTTTGAATGTTTCAATAGGCCCAGTAACTAAGCTAGAGAACATTTTACCTGTACTCAAGATAGCACCACCAAGTACAGAACCCATAGCTATGGCTGTATCCTTGATTGATGATATAGTACTTGTAAAAGCACTTCTCATAACATCAGCTAACTTAGCACCTTCTAGACCTGACTGAGCAATCAATCCACGAATTTGGTCACCTTGTTGTAGCAATACAGTAAGAGGATTTTGACCTGCTGCTAGGGATACAACTGTATCACCAATCTGAGGTTGCAATGCACGAGATAAGAACTTACCCTTACGAGCTTCTTCAGATATTTGAATTTCCTCTGAGTACTTTCTGTAGTTAGCAATCTTCTTAGCTGCTTCATCACCACTTACACCAGCTTGACGTAGATTACGCTCGTACAAAGCAATAGCTTTAGCTGCTCTTTCTGAGGATATGACATTCATATCTTGAGTAGCTGCTAGCGTCTTAGATACAGAAATCATCCGTTCTTCTTCGTTGGCTAACCACTTAGTAGCGCGTTGTTGCTCTTTCATTGAGTTAGTAACAACATCGGATTTCTTAGCTAGTTTATCTTGATTTGCGTAGAACTTAGCTACAGCAGAATCCATCATTGTAGCTTCAGCTTTTAGCTTCTCAAGTTGAGCTTGTTTGAACTGAGCTACTGGGTTATCCATTACACCAGAGCCATTCTTAGCTGATTCACGTTCTACTTTACGGCGTTCTTCATTAAGTAAGCGCTCGGCTTCTCTTTGGGTATTAACTGCACCAGCTAAACCAATGTACTTTTGTTGAGTCTCTAGGAGTCTTTGATTATATATTTCAAGACCTTTACCTTCTTTCGGGTCTAATTTCATTCCCTTGATTTGACCTTCTATCTCAAACGCTATTCTACTGTATTCACCTAGTTGTTTAGTAGTCAAGGATATACCTTCACTCAAGAACTTTGTTCTATTAGTCATGGAATCAAACTCTTTTTGGATACTACGAATACCGCCAATATTAGCATCAAAAGGATTAGCACTTAGTTCTCTAATATTCTCTAATTCAGCAATAACAAGTTTCAATCCATCTGCTGATGCACCATAATCTCTAGCTCGTTTTAAGACAGAGGCTTCACCGCTAGTGCGTCCTTTGGATAAATCAATGTACTTATTCTTTAAGTCATCAATCAATTTAGTTAATGGGTCAACCCCATCCTTTACTTCAGCAGCACCCTTCTTTAGCTTCCTCATAGCTTCAGTAGCGGTATCTGCACCTTTAGCTAGCTTGGTATTAGCATCAGCTATAACCTCAGTACCCTTGGCTAATTTAGCGTTACTTTCAGTAGTGGCTTCATTACCCTTGGCTAGCTTTGTTTCAGCAGCAGCAGCCTTAGCAGCAGCACTAGCTTGCTCTGCCTGCACCTTACCTAGTTTGGACGTGGCAGATTCTACTTGCTGTAATAATACAACAGCTTCTTTTAGTTGGTCTGTATTAACCTTGAACGATAGTTCTGATAATTCCATATTTATCCTTTGTCCTAGTATTCTAGGGTTGTTATTTAATTAACTAAATATCTCTAGCATATTGATATGAACCCAATAAGATACATATTAAAATGATATGATATAAGTAAGAAAAAGCCCTCAATTACGAGGGCTATTATCTTAGTTTGTTTACTTTGCTTTCCTAGCTTGTTCTTCTTCGTGTAACTTAATGATTACAGCATCGAAGTATCTAATCATGAATACCTCCCAAGGTTCTGGTTGTATTCTATTTAGACTATAGAACGCTTGTATTTCACTAAAGCTAATTGGATTAGGCCCATAACCATTATTACTTCTAGCTGAATTAAGCTCTAAGAAATCCTGATATATGTTATTAAACACAGTAGGCATTTCTTTAATCTCATCTAGTTCTTTAGGTCTATGTCCAGTCTGTCGCCATACACTCTCTAACTTAGCTCTAAGTGAATCACTACCAGAACCAAGATCGAACTCTTGCTTTAGATAAGCCGATGCTTCTTCAATGTCACTTGGGACAAAAGTTGTTTACATCACGCGCCTCCTGTACGATAGCATCGCGAATCCATGAGTGAGTTGTTAGTACTTCTTTTGCTTTCTCTTTGGTGAATACAACATCCTTACCTTCTGACGTAATACCTTCCCAACCTACTAATCTAACAAGTGCGTTTTCAATAGAGAACTCCTCAGCTTCATCTAATGAAATATCCTCTAGGTCTTTACCTTTACGTCTTGCAATTGTTTCTTTACGTTGGTAATCAGAGAATCGCTTGCGCTCATAAACCTTAACGGTAGCTGACATATCACCAATGATGGTTAACTTAGCCCCACTTGGTGCTCCTGTTGGTAGCATTAGTTCAAATGTATAACCACCTTCAGCAGCCTTAGAGAAATCTTGTTTTACTAAATCAAATGACATTTTTTTATTCCTTTACGTTGTGTTATTATTATTAATTTAACCCACCTAAATATAGTTAAGGTATGAACCTATTTTATCACAGCTAATAGGTAAAGTCAAGGTAAGTAATGCAAGAGCTTCTTTAGTAAAATGCAGACATGAAAAAACCCCAAGAAGCCTCGTGAGCAACTTGGGGTTTATATTATGGAGTTATTATTAAACTGCCAATGAATCCTGAATTACGATTGTAGTCAATTCAGAAGCAGTACCAGCACCACCATTAATGGCTAGCAAGGCTTGGAAGTTGCATGACATTGTGATACCTGTTTCAGCATCGGATTTATCAGCGGAATTAACTTTAGCTCTTGGGATTGTGATGCTAACAAAGTCAGCAGCAGCAGCATTAGACGCACTCAAGGAGAATACTAAAGATACTTGAGTTTCATTCTTAAAAGTATCTCTAGCTACAGCGTCTGTAAAGTAAAGACTAAAACTACCGTCAACTAATGCACGACCATCAAAGGCTTCAGCGATTGAGTTACTACCGAGTACTGTAGCATTAGCGATATTACGATTTAAGTTAATACTAGCATCAGTGATAACAGCAACAGGTGAACCATTGAAAACTACAACACCATTTACACCAGCAAACACACCAGAAGTACCTAATGTACTAGGTGAAGTAAAGTACTGAGATGTACCTGTTTGGTCTAGGTCTTTACCCATGAATCCAAAATCAAGTGTAGCCATACCAGAAGCTGGAATTTTGATACCTAAAGTATTTACTTTATTACCAACAAACACCTCTGACTGCGCAATGTCACTGTAGTATTCTTCTACTGTAAATGAATCAGAAGTATGACCTGTTTGAGGCACAAAGGACTTCTTACCAGTTACGGATAGACTAACAGCAGTACCAACAGCAGGCGTAATTGTAGAACCATTCAGTACGCTTATAGTAGCTACTGTAGCTGTCAGTGCAGTAATGAGTAGATTCTTGTTCAAGCTGTCAGCATTCAAACCTGTAGCAGCCGTAATTCGAACAACATCACCTACTTTGAAACCATCGGTCAAGTAAGAACCAGCACCACGAGTTAGTGTATATTGAGAACCACTAGCTGCAATTGTAATAGCAGCACCTGTAATAGCCACACCAGCTACGAATGCTTTAGCTAGTGCTGCTGCGAATAAATCAGAGTAAGAACCCGGAGAAAATTCACCACTTAACGAACCATCGACAGAACGAACACCATGACGAAAATCAGCCATCTGATAATCCGTCCGAATTTCGTTGCTCTGAAATGTATCCTTCTTTAAGTTAAAGTTGGATGTTACACGGCGTAGTAGACGAGCACCTGAAGCAGTCGCCGCTACACCATAAGAGGATTCTTTTTTAATCGCTACCTGCTTTGCGATGCCTTTTCCGATCATATTAATTTTCCTTAAAAGTTTAATTTGCAAATTACTTTTTGATAAACCTAGTGAATACAAAACTGCAAAGCAGCTATAATACATCCACTAAATATTTGATAATCACAGGCACCAGTACTCTATCACCTACTACTTGAGCACCTGCTATTTGAGGTGTGCGTGTAATAATGACATTGATGGAACTCTCTGTGATTGTTGTTCCTCTAGCAAAGTGCTGCTGAATTGATTCAGCTTTTGTAAGCACATCTAGAGTACCGTTATTAGATGGATAAGCAAGTAAAACTTGAAACTCACCAATCTCACGATAGTAGTTAGAACCCATTGTTGGGTTACTTGGTGTCCTCGGTAGGAGTTGTACTCTTTGATATGGCACACCGCTAGTAGGTTTAAAACTTACGGACTCATATGCTGTCTCAATAACTGCATCAAGTTGTAGTAGTTTCTTTTCTAGTGCTTTTTTAATTAGGACTAATGACAAATTAAGTACCTTTCTTATTGTGGTAATGACGCATCATATAGGTCTTTAATATCAATAGCTAATATCTTTGCTATAGCTAGTACACCGATACCGTCTGGAGCTTGTGCGGAGCTACCTTTTTCAAGGAAACTAAAACCCGGCCCTTTAGCACCAATGTGCAGCGGATTACCGAGTTGATGACCATAAGTTGCTTCGTCCCCTGCATTTCTTGCTGCATCAGATGGGTCACGTATAGTTGTACTCTCATTGAAGTAATCACTATTGGAGTATCCCCAAGCACCTTGATGAAATCCGGGCTCTATTTCAATACCGTATTCTTCTTTACGTTTGGCGTATAATTCGTAGTATTTCTTTTCAGCCCCAGAACTAGCATTTCTACCTATATCAATAGAAAGTTGACTACCTATAGGTGTACTACTACTAGCAGCTAGTGTAGCTTGCTCTACGAACTTACCGAGCATCTGTTGGAGCTTTTGCTCAACTTGGTCTGTGTAATCCTTAATCTCAGTAGCAATCTCAGTAGCATTAGTTGCTTTAATCATAGTAGCTCCTGTTATAACCTTGTATTAAACAACAGCAAGTATTCTATATAGTACTATTTCTTGAAGTGCTGAATGACTTTGGACTGAATCAACTTTGTATGTTTTTGAGTTAAACGTAATCGTATCATTTACTTCAGGAACAAACCCAAGATTAGCAGCTAATATATAGAACATACCTACGTCCCTACCAATCAAGCTAGGATATGAGAACTCATTAGCCTTAATATGCTTCATATAGGCTCTTAGGTTATGTACCTGTGATGTATTGACTACAGAGCTTGTATTAACGTCATAAACAGCTTCTGGGACTTCTGTATAGATAATAGGCGCACCATGTCTAGCAATAGCACTTGCACTAGCTTTAGTAAACTGATTTGACATAATTATCTTAATGTAAACGGATTAGTTAAACTATCAATATTGACTGAGTTATCCAGAACAGAACTAACATAATTAGTATCAATCTTTGAGTTATTAGTTGACATATCCGACTTGGATATACCACCTGCATATATAACAGCAGAGGTCATCACTGGGTTTAGCTCTGGACTCTTTAGGAATAACTGAAGTGCTAACCGGTATTCCATTGCACTCTTGTTACCTCCGCTTACTGTAAAAATATCAACTGATTCAGAAGTTCTTTGTGCTAAGATAAGTAAGATACTTCTAGCAGCGTCAAGTGAAGCACGAGTTATATTATTTGAGTTCTTCTCAAGGAAGTAATTATATGAATCATCGCTTAGTAAAGGGAAGTTAATATCCATATCACCTACTTGGAGTTTAACTTGTTGAATAGGTGTTAATGCCATTATTTTCCTTTATTTTGTTTATGTAGCGGTCTAGAAGTATTTGTTCTACTTCTGATGTAAACCACTCAGTTATTCCTTCTAGTCTAGTGTACTTATTACCATTACAATCCTTAGTAATTTTAGTACTCGTTGTAAATTGACTAGCAATGTCTTTATTAAGTTCGTAATTCTTGAACTCAGAATGTAACTTTGTCTCTAAATCATCAGCATCAAATCTACTATCAAATGAAGCTAAAATTACAACAGATGACTCACCGATTAGTCCCAAACCAACAAGCCTAGATTCAGCATTATTAGCTGTACCAATTTTACAGTATTTAGTTCCGTTGAATATGTTTGTTATAAGGTACGTGCAGTGCTTTTGATACCAACTACTTTTTAATGTGTTTGTAAATTTACCATGCAAAATATTACCACTTGTAGCCTCGAATACATCACCTGAGCTATTGGAATAAGTCACTCTACATTTCTTAATACCACCATGTACTTTAGTTTCTACGCTAATAAGGGTGCAATCTTTCTCTTTTAAGTGAGTCTTGTACTCATTAATATTACAGAGTTTACATCCAACATACTGACTATAAAGCTGACTAACAGGTACTGTATTTGTGTCACTACAGGTATTACAAATCAGTTTTGTAAAAGTACCTTTACCTCTTAAACTGCACTTACTTAAGTATTTAAATCCAATGTTTGAAGCTAACTTACTGTACTCATTCTCTTGACAAGTTGTGCATTTTATTTTTATACCTTTTTCAAACCTACTTACACCACTTGACTTAGAAGCTATTAACGAGTTACACTTGTGACATTTAATTGTCATAATCCCACTTGAATGCGAGACATAATCAAAACCGGATGTGTTAAGTATTTTCTTGTATTTCTCAATAACACAACCAGAGCAAGTGTGACTACCTCCTACTAGTATTTTTAACGTGAATAAAGATATTAAGCCACATTTTCCGCATTTTACAGGTACAACTTGTGAATCATTTCTATAACAAGACAAATGCCAGCCAACCTCTATATCTATGTTGTTATTCTTAAGATTGAATATAGCGCGCTGTATACGCTCATTGGACATTTTTGCTTTTTCAAAACCTTTTACTAAAGTTGCAAAACTAGTTTCTGTATTTTCATTATTCATTTTTAATCCCCTTCAAGATTAAGTATAGGGTCAAGACTATCTGACGAAGGAGTCAGAAACGCTTGCAGGCGCGTTCATCTTGGTAAAACAGGCTGCAACCTGTCTGCAAGTTATAATTCTACCATAACCTACTGCTTGTGACAATAGGTTAGAGTAGACAGCCTCAAAACTGAGGCTAATCTATTATACTACTTAAGCTAATTAAGCAGTATAACCACGAGAAATAAAGTTACCTTTCATGATCACGTTCAAGAAATTACTCTCGGCCTCAATAGTAATCTCAGTCATACGTGGGTCATTGAATGTCCACATATATTCCATCTGACCTAGTGTACCAACGTGACCAAAGCGGTTAGCTGGAGCGTAGAAAGTCTTAACGCAATCAGTTCCTTCAGCAACGAAAATACAATCACCAGAAGTCACTAAAGCAGTACCAGCTAGAACAGTTGGAACTTCGATAAACTGAATACCACCGAAGGACAGCTTACGGTATAGACCCATACCACCAGCGCGTTCTTGCGTAATATTGGTAGAACCGATTTGCTGATAAATGTGAGCTTGAGTTACTTTAGCGTGAGCAATCAACTTAGAGAAGAAAGCTGGAGAGCAGTAACCAACAACACGAGTGATAATCTCACCTTCATTACCAGTGGACTGGAAGTTAGCGATAATCTCTTCGCACTTAGCAATCACATCAGTACTTGGTGTAACTAAATCAAAGTTAACTTCTTTTCGGGTATAACCCAAG